AGACGGTCATTTCAAAATTGAGGCGTATTTCTTTAGGCACATATTCTACCCCATTTGTTCCCATAGAGCCGGGAGATGTTTTCATATTCTTTGCGCCCTCATATAGAAACATGCCAGCCTCTAGTTCCGGGTCCATGGTAAAGCCGTTAACGTAGCCCAGTAGGGCTTGTCCAGTCTTCGCATCATGAATTAAGTTTCCGAACTTGACGCGTAGTAAGGGACCCATGTTAATGGTTGTTGCTCCTCCACCGCAATCTACTCCGCCGTAGCCTGCTGTATAAAGAGGGTATAACAAAGATAGCAATTTGTTGACCTGTATCAGATTAGTTCTCCCCTCTGTCGCTGAGCCCGCCACTACCACAAAAGAAACAGAAATGGCGCGGCGCGTATTCTGATAAGTTGCAATAGGGTCGGAGCGTCCGAATACCTCTTCAGCGTTCCAGTTGACATTATACGCGTCACTAAAGCCAGTAAGAAAGGCTGGGAAGCTTACCGTGACTCCCGTCGGTACATGCTCCAGATACAAATCAAACCTCTTGCGTGCTCCTAGCGCCGACGGGTGGTTGACAAAAGTGTTTCCCGCTTTTGGTGTTTCGGCCATTTATTTCTCCCTCCCTACTTAAACGCTGTGGGTATCAATGCTTCGTTCATGATATCCGCCACCCCTGATGCAAATGTTTTGTGATGGAGCTTCAACTCAATCAGGCGCGTACCACGCTGATTGTCTCCGGCTCCTGCGGCGGCTGTGCCCACTAGCGACTCCAGCGCGGTGGCAGCCCGTGCCAATAAGTTAGACCTCTCTCCTGACGCGTCACCTGTTACTCGCACTACCTGATCGATAACCTCTTTCATATTCTTCACGTCTGCGCCTTTCATTTTGGTGGTGACAGTGATAATTTTATCTAAAGATTTTAATCCTTCTTTCGCGCTTTCCATCCCCTCTAGGACCGAAGATATAGCATATGCCATAGCTACAAATGAAGCTATGCCCAGGAGAGTCCACGGGGCTGCAAAAGCGCCCATTGCCAGCGACAACCCGTATAGAGCGAAGCCGAATCCCGCAAAGGCGGCGGCCAGTGCCCAAATCTTATCCGCCGGCAGAATGTTAAATTTCTCCACAAGAAAGCCAAATCCTTCTGCCATCATCCCAACACCAGCAGCCGCGATACCCATGCCGACTCCAACCATTAATACAGCCGCACCAAGAGCGAGCAGCCCTGGGGCGACTCCTGTCGCCACCGTTCCAATAGTGCCGAGCGCACCGCTCATATAATAAAATCCTGTTCCCAGAGCCAGTACCGCACCTGTAACTCCAGCCAACATTCCCCCCGATAGGGGGGCTAATTGAGAAACTAAATACCCCACCCCAACTGCCGCCAAGGCTACGCCTGCGCCCACCGCTAGAACTGCCACACCCATTGCCATTAGTTGGGTAGCCGTCGCCGATGCAGTAGCGCCCATCGAAGCGGTGGCAGCTTGGGCGGCGGGAACTTCCGCCACTGTGGCCCCCAAAGCCCAATTCCAGGCAGTCTGGACGCCCGTGACCACGGTGACTGCCATGCCATACAGTTTCATAATGCCGGCGATGATGCCGAAAGCCCCTGCAAGCCCCAGTAACACTTGGAGGACCTTGTAGTCAGCCAAAAAGCGAACGAAGCCAATGAAGCCATCAAAGACCGGCTGCATCTTCAAGAAAACATCTTGCATAGCAACTGAGAATTTCTCCTGAGCAGTTGTAAGCAGTTCGGCGCGCTTCTTCATGTCGTCCTGAGATTTTTGATACTTGCGTAATTTAACGGGGTCGCCGAAAAGTCGGCTTGCCATATCTACATCGACACCCATCACTTCAGCTATTGCTTGTTTCTCGCGACGACTCATATCCTCAAAGTTTTTGCCACGCATTTTAAACTCGTCTTGCAAGATTTTGATCCTGTCTGCTTCGGAAGCTTTCATAAGTTCAATTGAATTCAGTTGGAGACCTATTTGGGCGTTTAGTTTCCCCGCTAAGTCCGCCGCTGACTCCCAGGTATCAAATGCTTCTGCGATGTTAAATGCGTCCGTAACACTGATGCCTAAAGAGCGCGCTTCCTTTGTGAGCTTGTCGAATTCTTTGGTGGCATTTTGTCCAAACTTAGCCAGGTGGGGTCCTATCTGGTTAAAGTCGGCAACGATTTGGCTAGTGGGAAGTCCCACCTTTTGAGCCAACATATCAAATTGTCTAGTAGCCGCTATAGCGCCCTTCTCCGTGAGTCCCATTCCCCGCGAAAGAATATCCATAGCTCTGCCGGAGTCTTGTGCGCTGACTCCGAGCTTGCTCATTTCGGCTGCTGTTTTGGCAGCTTCTTCACGACCGCTCTTAGACATAGCGGCGAACTCAGTCATGCTCAAGGTCAAGTCGCCGATAACTGCCCCCGCGTCGCCGATGCTAAGTCCCAGACCAGCACTGGTTGCAGCCAAGTTCTCCATGTCCTTGTTAAGAGCGGAGGTGTAACCGGTTGCTTGCCCTAGCTTAACGCGGGTAGCGTCAAGTTCGTGGCCAAACTTCATCATCTCCGTCGTTAGTCCCGTGAAGGACGCCACGGAAGTAATGTCAATACCTGTTAGCGCAGTGGCTAAGGAATTAATATCTGATAAAAGTTCTTTTTGTTTGCGAAGCTCTTCAGTTCGCGCTTCGGCAGCCTCTTCAAGCTTCTCTTCAGTTTCTAATAGGTCTCGGGCTGCCTGGACGCGGGCTTCATCGTAGCCCTCGGCGGTTTTAAGTTCGCGAACCTGCTCTTCCAGCGCCGTGCGGGTGGCGACTTCCTCCTCTGTCCGGGCGTTGGCTAAAGCATTTATATTTTCTTGTAAAGATATAAGTTGCTGGGCAGCCGCAAAAGACTCTTTGTCTGCGACCCGTTTAGCCTCAACTAGTTTTCGATGCGCTTTTAGCGCTCGCTCTTCTGGAGTGAGTATCTCAGCCATTGAGGATTACCTACCCGTGACGGATTGGCCAATTAATGCCGGCTTCACGCTCAAATCTTTTAATGGCAACGTCAAGCTTTGCTTTCCGTTGGTAAGTCATGGGGTCATCAAGACCGTACTTCTTTATGAAGTCCATGTATCTTTTTTCGTTCACCAGTGCGTCGGTGAATCTTTCAATTTCTATTTTGTTCCCTCGAACTCGGACAGGTATCCGTCTTCCCTTGAACATCTTTGACAGTAGATAGGATATCCAAGCGGCAAACACATGTAAAACATTTTCGCTGAGTTCTCCCTTTCGGGCTGCTCCCAAATCAAATACTACATCGTTTAGTTGGTCTTCTGTGAGCTTTTCCATATTATTCTCCCCCTGGTACAGAGATTCTCTTTATAAATAGTTGGCTCTTTGTGTTTATAAAAGAAGAAAAGGGCAAATGCCCTTTTCCTTAGCGCCTACGGCTGCGAGCCTTCGACTGCGCTTGTTCGTATTGCTTGGCTTCGTCTTCTTTTTGTTTTACCAACCGACGTAAAAACCAGCGGCGAAGGAGGACAGGTAAATTATATGCCTCAAATAAACTCCATCCGCCATGATATTTAAGCTGGAAGAATTCTTCGTAAATGGCTTCTTTATAATCAGCGCTTAGGCCAAAAAAAGTCAGCGGTAAGCGGAACCTCCATGTCCGCGGAGTAGCCACATGAACTGCACTCAAAAATTTGTGTCATAGCGACACTGGGGGTTATATCCGAATAAAATGTTCTCAAGTATCGAGAGTCCTTAGCCGGCATTGCGTGGACAAACGACGTAACTGAAAGAGGGTTGCTGTCTCCCTGCACCGATACAATAAAAGTCTTCAACTGATCGGTGAGAGGGGCTTCTTCCATTTTGCGCTTTGCTTTTCGTTGGGACTCCTTCATTAACTTTAGCTCATCTTTACCAGTCAACAAGCGGCACTCTACTTCAGCTTTAGTTAGCGGTAGTTGCACCACAAAAGTGCCATCTTCGGTCTGTGAAGCATTATATTTATCAAGGGATGGTGCGTTATCATAGACTTCATTATCTAGCGTAAGTTCAAAACTGTGCTCTGATGCAGTGCGGCAGCCTGGGCACGTCACGTTCGTAGTATAATCTGCACCGTAACCCGTAATCCGTGCGGCTATAATCAAAGCATTTTTGTCCCCCACCAAAAGGGAGTTGATATTGATGGATTTGTCCACCACAATATTAGCAAGCAGGCGGTCAATAGCCACCCCTTCTTTTAGCAATGCGGGGGAGGTGAGGATATCCTCGTCCTTCGCCGTCATATAGCGAATTTCGATAGTGGTGTTGCCACACAGAGGGTGTCCCTCCGGATAGTAGTCTCCCCCGCTGGGAAGAGTTACGAACTCTGTGGGAGTAGTCCAGCTAAAACTGGGGGTATCTGGGGATTCCTCTTCTCCCTCCATGGCAAAAGGGGCGGCGGTTTCCGACTCGTGGGAAGGTTCAGGTATTCCAAACCTATCTTGATTTCTGCTCATTTAAATAACCTTTCGTGGTACAGCTTTTCTTACCTTAGCATCTTTTGGCTGCTTAGTTAAACAAGGCTGGCCAGTATCGTCTCAACGGGCAGTTTGGAACCTGCACCGTATAGGGCGTAATCAAATGCAATTTCCATAGTAATCTCGGTGAGGTCATCCGAACTATAGTCCATCGTCCCCCCAAAATCCATGCTCACCACCCAAGGGTTTACAAGTTTCCAAGTGTCTACGATAGAGCCATCCGCCCCTGTCTGCCTAATAAGAACGGATCCAATAGCCGACACGGCTTTCTCCTTGCTTATCGTCTTGCCTTGTCCGGCTTTTATCGTCGTGCTAGCCCCAGGAGTTTCATATCCCGACTTCGTTAGAAGGTTCACCACTTGCTTACAAACATTAATATCTTCAGGATCCGTCAAAGTGACCGTAACATTGTCCCAGGTAACGCGCCCAGGATACTTAAATGTATGATTCAAGAACGCATGCTCAGTAACAGCCACGGTAGCTTTGGGCTTTGTTGCTGTCTTCACAGTCCACAAAGGAATGTTGATGGATTGCGGGTCTGACCCGAACGAAACATAAAAGCGAAACTGGCGTTTGGGAGACGCATTAGTGCTGCTCCAAAACAGAGGATCATTTTGACCTGATGTTAAACCCATTTAGTTTATCTCCTTCCTGATACTATAAGTAGTGGTTCTTATAACTTTTTTAGTCCTCAAATGAAGCACCGCTCTTGGTAATCACGAAATCAATAGCGAAGAACTCAACAGCCCGAGTCGGCTTGACCAACAACTTCGCATAAATAATATTTCTATCAATGAGGTCTGGCGTGGTTGTCGTTTCATCCAGTATCAGACGGAAGTCATCAATACCATATTGCATTTTCACTTCATTTAGCAACGGTTCTGCTTGAGCCGTGAAACGGTCCCAGGTTTGCTGAGTGTTCTGAGCGAACAGCAGGCGTGATGCGATGAATGAGATTTCTCGCTTCAAGAAAATCATCAAGCGGCGAACGTTAATCCTATCCAGAGCAGAGGCCGTTTGCTGTAATGTCTTTTGTCCCCAGAAAACGATTCCTTCTGCCGGGAATTTAGCGATGGGGTTGATATTAGCTGCGTAGAGGTCATCGCGGTCATCCGACGTATATCGCTGCGACACCTCCACGACCGGAATACCGCCAGCCCCTTCAGACAGTCCGCCGCGAGTAAACCCGGCAGGTGCAAACCAAGGAGCAGAGCCTGCATCCGTAGTGGAAAAGACTCCCAGCGCCGCAATCGAGGGGGGACCCCAGAATAAGCGGCTCGAAATCGTATCTTGGTAGAGAAGCCACGGAGCATACGTCGCTGCATAACTATTACTCAGGTTCCGAGCCTCGAAATTAGTAACCGTATTGCTCACCAAGCGGCTTCCGTTATTCGTTTCGTCCGAACTAGCATTTTCGGTGTTCGGAGTGTAAACATCTTGGATATCTATAACTGCCAAAGCATCCGCTCTATCTTCGACTTTCTCCAACAAATATGAAGTTGCGCTATTTTGGGTAATACCCGGCATTGACACAACATTATATTGCAGAGCATCGGGATCTGACACAATATTGATAGCCCTCTTCAGAGTTTCAAGCTGATAGGCATTCGCCTCGTCACTTACTCCGGAGAAGGACCCGAGGCGCAAAGGATCTCGTTCCGTAATATCCCAGCCGTCAAATCCTCCAGCCAAGACCGTCGTAAATCGGTTATAGCCCGCTGCCAACGTATCGCCATATTGTCCAGTTCCTGCGGCTCCTCCGTCGCCTCCGTTAGCGGAAATACTTTGTCCCAAAGCGCGGGCTCCGTTATAGTATTGTCCGGATAGTGCCTTTCCAGATGTAACGGAAATGCTTCCGCTCACATCATCCAGAGAAAATACCCAGGCAATTTCTGAAATGGCACTCGGGTAGGTATTCGTCCCTTCAGCCTGAGAGCCGGTGGGGACAGCAATATCCAAGCTCGTAAGTGAGGCATTGTTGTAGCCGTCTGCGCCGGCTGCTCGAACTCGGAGCATATCTCCAAGTCCGCGGTTCAAAAATGCGCTACTATTGGTTTGTCCAGTCCACACTCCCCAGTAGGTACTGTTAGTATTCTTGGGCGAGCCCCAGCTACTCTGTTGACGCAAAGGAGCCGACGGGAACTTCAAGCTCGCGCTAAATATGGTCCTCAGTCCGCCCAAGTTTATCAAAGTATCCGTGGCAGTGCCTCCTATCTGTCCAAAGGTGGCACGATTACTACCGGTAGCCATGGTCTGGGCATTTCCAAGACTGTGGTCCCAGTCGTTCTCGTAGCGCCAACCCGCTGTGGGGTTTGCCGCGCTTGAACTGACGAAACTAACGTCTCGATATTTGAGAGGACCAAACACCCCAAAGGGCAACAGCCGCTCATCAAGTCCTCCTCTGTCAAGGTCGTTATTCATCACCACACGAACATAATTCGATTGATTAGAAAAGCGTCCGTATCGCTGATTTTGTTCGGTTACGGTATCATATGCCTCATATTGATCTCCTATTCGGAGAGCAATATAATTAGAAGAGGCAGGGTTCAAATCTAGGCTATCCCACCTTTCAATAATAACTGGACGATTATCATCATCTCCAATTTGCCTCACGATGACGCTAAAGGTTCCATACTTTTGAAATTCGCCCACGGGAGCCTTAATATTCTGAATGGATATTTTAATCTCGTTTTGGCAATCGGCACCTGCTGAGAGGGCCTCCAATCTAAACAATTGTTGCATGTTTTTGGGATCATACACCGCATAGTCAGAACTCAGGTCTTGAGCAATGAACCATCCAGTGCTGGCACGTTGCGCCCCCATAAGGAAATCTTGTTGATATTTTCCAGAGGCTCCAAGTTGATCCGCTAGCGGAAGCAATACCGCACTATAGGTAGTACTTAGATTGCTACTGAGAACCCCTATTGAGGTTTGTCCAGATGTGGCTAGGGATCGCTCAAACGATTCTCCGAGCCAGAACTCCCCACCATAATTGGCATTCTTAGCCGCGGTGGTGGTAATTGCATCATTCGCTATGGTCGGATTGGTATTGAGCACTCGCCGAATAAAATTAGGATTAGTGGGGTCCAGGCTTACCGTCACCTTGTCAAAGCTAGAGGGGCTCACAACGGGGTCCACGCCCGTTGGGGAAATCCCCAGAGTAAGCGTGCCGTCGCTATTGCACTTAAACAGCATTCCGCAGGAACCCGTAGTTACCGGAGTCGGAGTGTAGCTTCTCCCTTGGCCAAGCCACCCACCAGTATTGGTTCCGTTGGTCAGGGCTTGAAGAGAGGCGAGTCCGCCGGCTGCGCCATCCACCGCGGTCACTGCTCCAAGTACCGTTTGGGCAAAATTCAGAGTAGTTCCTCCGCCGGGAGCGGTGGGAACAACACCCAACGCTCCACTCGTATAAGCTTCTTGAAGGCTTGCATACACAGAGGTGGTCATTTGAGCAGGACTTGGGGGTCCACCCACAAACACGTCATAGTCGGTTGGTCCTGTGCGGCGTTGATTTGTGGCATCCCAAGCTCGGGTGTTAGTGACGTTGAATGTGACGGTAGTTGACGCCACATCGGATAGGGCGAAGCTCTGTCCATCAACAAAAGCATCGGTTACCCCCAGGGCTCCCGTTTGGGAATACTGCGTGGCGTTTGTAATAGAAGAGCCGCTAAAGAGCGTTCCGCTAAGAAACATGCGCCCCTCATCGAGGTACATAATAGCAGCTAAAGCTCCCGTAATGGGGGTAGCGGTAAGATTATCCGCGCCACCCAAAAGGCTTCCAGACGTAGACCAACCTCCTTCGGTTCCAGACGGGAACACAAAGAGTCCCCACGCTCCGCCACCTGTAGCGCCAACGTTGCCCCAGGAAAAACTAGACTTGACGCCATCTGCACCGGCATACCAGCCGGCCTTGCCCACTCCAGTTGTGGCGTTGGCATCAGCGTTCTCTTCTCCAAGAAGGCGAACCATCGTCACAGGCGAGTTGTTTTCTAGCCACGCTTGGGCAGCATAAGCACCATAAGTAGGTCCGCTAGCGGTCCCGTCTTTTCTCCATACGTCGCCACCTTCGGCTCCGGCAATAGGAGCACCAAAAGTCTCGACAAAGTCAGAAAATGATTCCACCGTGACTGGCATCATCCCCGGTCCTTTGCGGGTGCGTCCTATGACTACGGGACCAATATCACCCGGCACGTCGGGTAATTGAGAATTATCAATTTCATTGATAAAAACACCCGGAGAAATAAACTTAAATTTTCTTGAAGAGTTGTCCGCCATTTATTTCGTTTCCTCTTTGTTATAAAATATGTGCAACGTTCACCCCGTCTTTACGAGCGAAGTGCTAATAATAAATAGTAGCTTATTGAGCCAAACTCCCATCTATAAAAAGTTCAAATATTGCGTATTCCCTAGGATAATGTATCACGGTCTATATTTTAGTTTTTTCCCAGGATGATACTGTATCTCGTCTCCCACAATCACGCGTTCTCGTTGTAGTTTTATTTCCGCGGCTCCCTGACGTTGTACAACTACGGGCGTCTCTTGGTTCTTGCCGCTTCCAATGAGATACCCCAATACTGTAATACTGACGGTGGACTGAAAAATACGCAACTCGGTTGAAACATCGGTCGCATTGTTTTCCTGTGAGTATTCAGGTTCGATAAAGGCTTCATAGGTGTTGCCTTTGTGTTTAATATTAAATACCGCGGGGGTGGGAGTAGAAGCCAAGATGGCTGCTAAAATATCGTTCATCTGTTGTTGGTATTCGGTCTTAATAACTAGAGAATAGCCCAATTCCACATAAGTCGGAGTAGGAATAGAAAGAGTTTCATATACTACCCGGCTCGTTTCACCCGGAAACGTTTGGTGAGAAATATTTTTCCCCGACGCTGTTTTTCGAATTGCATCTGCATTAGCCCTGTCTCGGGTTTTTTCTTGTTGCACCACACGGGCAATGTCTATTGCTCCCCCTTGGTCATAAAACTGGTGATAAGGATAAAGGTATACTCCGAATCGCCCCTTTTTAGCCGGATTCTTGGTCATGGAGGTGCGCCCAAGTGATATCATGGGAAAAATGATAGTGCGGCCGCCTTGTCGCAAAGTGGGATTATCTTTTATTTGATACGCTCTTTCTTGTCCGGCGAAAACCACAGGAACTTTCTCAAATCCCTTATTGGTGTCACAAAAAATATCCAACTCCTCGTCCAAATAGGCGAAGAGCGCGCGGTCAATATCCTCTAAGGTGGAAGCTGTAAGAGAATAAACAAGCTCTGTTTTCTCATCTACTTTTGTTTCACGAGGCATCAAATAATCCTCGTCGTGCTTGTTTTCCTACTAGCGTTATTTCTAGAGAGGTTTCCTGGGATGTAAAAGAACTGTCTTGCCCAAATAAATATCGGGGCTCAAAAATATCTACGATTTCAAAATACATACCATCATATTGCATGAAGTCTCCCAAGCGGGCAAATAAATCCTGATCCTGGACCAGGCGTCGTTTATGTAGGTGAACATTTATGTTGTATAGACCATCAAACCCGAATTGTTGCTGGGTTCTTTCGGATCCCAAATACTCGATAAGTGCATATACGCGCACCGGAGGTAGAAAAGTTTTTTTAATTGCTTCTCCGTAGAGGTCATTATAGTCAGTGCGCCCGATATCAATTGGAAAATAGAGTATCTGCTCCCCTATTATTTTTTCAATGATTTCATCATTGAGTTGCTTTACAAAGTCTCGCTCAGGTTTGCCGACAAATAAGGGAGGCGGAGGAGAAGCCGGCTGTGTCCACTTGTTCGCCATTTATTTATCCCACATAAATACCGTGAGGTATTTGTTTTAAAGTTTCATTTAGGCTCGCCTGAAGCTGGGCATCTCCCTCGGCGAGTTTTCCGTAAACCATTTCATCGAATACTGTTTTTAGTTCCTCGCGGAGGCTGCTTTGCTCTTCCTTGGCTTCAGAAATAAGAGCGGGCCCATTAAGTGTGACCTCGTTGCCGGGAATAGGAATAGTAGATAATTTCGAGCGCACCTGGCCCAGGGTCTCTTTAGCTAGCGCCAGGGCGAAGCGGCGGATCCATTGCTTCCCAATACTATTAATATTAATGTAGGGAACGTTGGGAAAGGGCAGTGCGTTCATATTATTGACCCCATCCGCTCCATATTTTCTATCTTCTTCTTCGTTCCATGCATCTTCGGAAACCCTAAAATCTACCCATATTTGTGCCGGATTACTGCCGTCGGGAATGGGAAAGAGTCTCAAATGATTGTCGTTAAGTTCGAACGACCAATGGGAGGCGCGTACATTTAAATCCTCTTCGTAAGCATATGCTTGAAGTATGTTTTGCCATGCAGGCACGATTTGGAAAGTGCTGTCATCCGCGTACATCCCATATGTGGACAGATTTCCCATAATGGGAGCCACCGTTCCAAACCCTCCGAAAAATCTCCAACTGGCGATGGGACTTTTGTAGTATACTTTCTGAACAGTAACGGCACTTTTTCCCACCTTGTTAAAATAAGGGAGTGAAGCATCAGCTATTGACGCACTATAAATAAGAGCTTGTAAGTCATAATCTTGTTGGTTCTTAACTGTAGAAAAAGAGCCGGAAAAAATTCTCTGTGTCGAAGCGAGCCCTGCATGCACGGCGGCACCTCTCCCGATATGAGTGGCATACCCCAGTTGAAAACGGGGAAACTTAAGATTAGGCTTGGTGGTAATTCCGCCGCTCCCCGAAAAGGCGGAGAATTCTCCATCCTCATCAAAAGACCCGGTGGTATTTCCAAGGAAGTCCGATAAAACATTTTTGGCTTGGTGAGTGTTGACCAAGTATGAATACTCCAAACAGGACTCTTCGTAAGCGTTGTACACATTCGAAACAGTTAGTTCAATATCAAGTATATTTCCCCCCAATTTATTATAAACATAGGCTACCTGATCAGCAGCACCATTGTTGAAGGGATCGGTGGTATAGACTCCATAGGCAAGCGTTGCCTGAACATCGGCAGCAACCCCGGTCGAAGGTAAGACTACTGCGCTCAATTGACTGGCTGGCTTTAAATTTGTCGGCATTTAGAGGCTCCATAAAAGGGAAGGGCTGCTACAACTTTAGTAAATAGTTTAGCTGTTTGGTTACTGCCGCTCTTAAAAGCAAGAAGCCCCGTCATATAGACGAGGCTCCTCACTTTTTATTTAGAACTTTTCAGTCTAAATTAGCCGACCAAGTCAGCCACAAGAACCAATCCGTACATGTCCGATCGCACCATTTGCTTGGCATAACGAGTCATCACGCCCTTGCGGGGCACGAAATCTTCGACACCAAAGATAGTGGGAGTGACTTGCAACGGAACATAAGGAGCATAAACATAGCCGCTTTCAAGGAAGCTGCTACCCCTACGCCCAACCAAAACAAGGTTCCGAATGAAGTAAGGATCGACAAAAATGTCCATCTTACGACTCAACGAGCCAGCCTTCACAGCACCCCAAGATCCCTTGTCGCCATCATTCTCGACCGCAGCCCGGAAGCCGCTGGTGAATTCAAGAATGCTAGCCACCTCGGGAGAGCAAACCACAAAGTTTGCGCCGCCTCGGAGGGTCTTGCGGTGAATGCGAGCACTCACATCATTGATGGTTTCGAGAAGAGTCTCGTACCATTCGGATACCGTACCCGTGAAGTCAGGGAACAGAGTTGTTCCATTGGCTTCGCCAGTTTCGCGGTTAACGAACTTGCCAGGCTTACGGCTCCACCAGAGTTGTGCCCCAGACGCACCCTTCACGAGGTCCGCAAGGATCTCCTGATCGATTTCCAAAGCAATCTGCTCCGAAAGGATGCTGGTAAGCTCCACTTCAGCGTCAAGGTTATGATAAGCGTTCAAGTCCTGAGCAAGCTCGGGAGTCCACTTAGCCTTAAGCTTCTTGGTGAGAGCAGTAACAGCCACGGAATCAACTTTGATATCGATTTCGGGGATGTTCGGCATGTTCTCTAGTCCCCAGGGGGTCGAGCCAACAATAGAGCCAAGGGCTCCGCCAGCAACGAATGTATCCTCTAGGGGAGCAAAGAAGTCAGGGGTTCCACCATCGTTCATCTCTCCTGCAATAGTAGCTACGGCTAGACCAGTAGGGGAAATACCCGCTACCTGAATCACCTGCGTGCTCCTCACCGGAGGATTAGCAGACGACTGCGACATACGAGTAAGATGACGTGCATGATAAGCCGTCTGAGGCAGGTTCGGATTTGCCGGACCCAAACCACCACGTCCATCTGAACCGCTCAAGACGAGGTCAATCAACATGCCCACATCGGTGCCGTTCGATTGCGATAACTGGGGCAAAATGCCCGTACCGATGGCGTCCCGATTAAACTCGCCGATGACGTAGGTGCTTGTACCCGATATCAAGGCAGGATCGCCTGCCAGCATCGAGTAATACGCACCACCCGGCAATGTAGCCGAGTCGCCAAACGTTCCCGAATCAACAGCAACGTTCGCAGCAAGTGCGAATGTACCGGTAGGACTCGCATAACCATCATTCAAGTTATAAAAACTCTTCTGAGTGTTAGCGTTTCCAAGGTCAACACCTGTGCGAATCTGCTCGCCAACTTTGTCGCCACCATAGATGGATCCGCCAGCGCGTGCGCCCAGGCGGGTACCAGCGAGGTTAGCCTCGCTCATGCCTCCCTCGGCACTAAACGTGAAGTCGAGGAAGAAGATGAGTCCACTAGGGAGGCTCATCGGTTGTACGGACACAAGGTCCTGTGCCAACAGTCCACCGAATACACGGCGCACAATTGGAAATGCAACTGCGGAGAAGCCTTCAACATCACCACCTTGCATGGTGCTGGTTTCTTTCAGAAGCTGGGCAGCCTGGTTCTCTAGCAATCGAGCCATCGTACTACGATGATGGTCATCAAGTCCTTCGAGAAGTCCAGTTTTTTCCCACTTTCCGAGAAGTGCTTCCCCTTCATTGGACAACGAGCGTTCTCGTATGCCCTCTGTAAGGGTTTCAATCATAGACATTTTTTATAATCTCCTTTAATAATATTATGATTACTTTTTCTCAATACCTGCGAGCGTTGCCCAACGATGCTTGACTGGGTTCTCATCAGTGGTTTCTACCTCTCGGCGTCCACTCAGAATCACAGATGACCGTCTTGATACTGCTTCAGACAATGATTGTGGAGTTTTCCGCGAAGGATTACTCGCCAATGTCTTTTGAAGGGTCTCGTAGACCATCTTTGCTTCTTCCACTGTTCGCGCTTCGGAGACCATCTCAGCAATCTTATTTTTTTGCTGCTCATTCAGGGAGGTGTCTTCATATACACGATTCGCATACAATAACCTAGCGTTTGAAAGATTAACTTCTTCTAATCTATCTTTAACTTTCACTAGAATTCTTTTTAATTGTTTATTTTCTTTTCGTACCGACTCTAGCTGGCGAGTCAGCCGATTATGTTCTTCGATATCTTTTTGGTCCATGCCGGCGTCCAAGGCCGATGAAACAACCTCTTCCTCGTCGGACTCTTTTTGGTCCTCTTCTTCGGATTCTTCCACTTCTTCAATGCGAAGGGGGTCTACATCAACCGTTAACATTTCTTTAAACATGTTTACAAGATCATTTTCGGGAATTTCGACTTCATCAGAGCGGTTAGCCGGCTCTTCTGCGACTTCATCCTCTAGGTCAATGCCAACTTCATCGGCAATTTCCTCGGCGTCCAAAGTGAATTCTTCGTCTTCAACGCCCGCATCCGCGTCAGCAGCGGCGATAATTTGGTCCAAATCAATGACCACTACCTCTTCGTCCCCTCCAGCGGGGTCGTGAGCAGCCGGAAGGTCATCCATAACCGCAGAAACTTCTAGCTCCTCGTCGCCTGCTGGCATCTCTAACGCCGCGGCGGCGTCGGGCTCTTCGGGATCCTGCTCTAGGAGCGTTTGAACCGCCTCTTTGACTTCTGCCGAATATTTCTCGACCACAAGATTTTCAGCGTTCTTGAGAGCCGCTTCACGAAGCGCTCTAGCATCTACAATAGCATCTTCTAACATATTTGACATAAGGTGTCCCCTTATAGTAATGACATTACATCAATTTAAATAGTTGATGACTGAGGTAAATACCTATTTTATACTCCTGAATTAATTCCAGAGCCCGTAAGTTCGAACATTTGAGCAGGAGCTATCCCCGTAAGGTCGGCAACTATCTCGTATCGTGCGGTGTTGCCGCTGCTCCCTGCGGAGGATAAAAAAAGATGTGAACATTTAAGATTAGCCTGAATCTGACCAAAGGCGGGCAGGCCGAGCACGGTCGGACCTGCGAGGGTAATGTAGTGGTGTTGACCGATAACGTCACCTGAATCGCTTATGCTATCAAAATGGAGCCGGATATCAGTGTCTGTATCGGCACCGGTGATGCCTTTGTTGTATATTTGAACTCGTTTGGTGACGCTGGGAAATGTAATTTTAACCTCTGCTCCATCAGCCAAGGTAGAGCCGGTAAGCCAAGGATATCCTGAAACTTGATACGAGCCCGCATTGCCAATGCCCGGTCCTGTTTCTGCAAAATTGCTAAAATAAGTTGTGGTGTCTTGGGATTCAGCCATTAGTGTCTCCTATCTTATGCTCCCGAATTAATTCCAGAGCCCGTAAGTTCGAACATTTCAGCAGGACCAATGCCGGTGAGAGCGGCAAAAATTTCATAGGTAGCAGTGCCACCCCCGCCACCCCCGCCGTGAGAAATAAACAGATGATTGCACTTGACATTTAGGTTGACTTGGGAGGTCGCACCAAACGGCGGGGTTGCGCCTTCCAAGATAAGGTAATGGTGCTGACCGATAACATCCGCAGAATCCGCGATGCTATCAAAATGAACAAAAAGGTCCGTGGCGGGTTGATCAGCTTCCGATTTGTTCCAAATGGTAATCTCTTTCGTCACGGAGGGGAAAATGATTTTATGTTCAAGGGTGGCGGCGAGGGTAGAGCCCGTTACCCACGGTGTACCCGAAACAAGATAGGAACTTACGCTCCCAAGTCCCGGTCCCGTGTTGGCAAAGTTGCTAAAATAAGTTGTGGTGTCTTGGGATTCAGCCATGTGGGTCTATCTCCTTTTAAGGAATCGGTCTCTAGGTTTAAGTAGGTCTTGTCTTTGTTTATTTACTTTTTGGATAAGCCTTTTCCTTTGTCGTTTTTCTTCACGGCGTCTGTCCGAAGGCTTGACGTAATGAGTACGACTGCGGAATTCTTCGACAATTCCTTCATTTTTAACCTTCTTAATAAAACGGCGCACCATTTTATCTGTATTGTCCCCGAAATCTTCTGCGCGAACGGTGACCGTTCCACTTATCTTCTCGGGGTGTCTATTTTTAAAGCTTCTTTTTTTTCTCATTTTAGTCTGTATTTCTGCCGGCGATCGCGCCCCAGCGTCCCATCCCTGGAATCTTAGCTAAGTCTACGCCAGAGTCCCCTGGATCGACGCCGGACAGTGGTCCGCTGCCGTTGCCCTCCGGTGCCGGTCGTGTGCCCTCAAATAAGCCAGGGTTGGGAAATTTATTTTTAAGGTCCGCATAAGCATCTCCCCCGATAGCAGAAAGGACCTTCTTTTTGGTAGCCTCTCTCTGACTGGATTCGGCAGATGAGGTGTTCTTTTCTTGGAGCGAATTAGGTGAAAGCCGTGACGCGGACGCAGTTCCTTGAAGACCCTGCGCCACCTCCGTAATAATGCCCGACAAGACGCCCTCTTCAAAGATGACCTCCTTCACGCATTCTTTAATAATATTTTTAAGTTCCGATTTTTTCATTGCTTTCTTTCTTGCGTTCCTTACGCACCTATGATATAGTATATGTATATGTCGGCTGCACCAGCCGTCAACGCAGCCATTTCCACATTGAGTTTTAGTTCGCCATCATCCGTTAGTTTGAAGGCGGCCAAGGTACTAGACATATCGGTCAGTCCCGCCTCATACGGCGCTTGGTCGGCTCCTATATCAAGTATCGTGTGCATTTCGACCAACTGATTTAATGAAGTGTTCCCGTCGTAAAGACCCAGTGTTATCATTGACTCCGGAGCGCCCCCCACAAATGTAGTAGTACAATCTATAATAACCTTGGTCACAATGCTGTTGTCAGGTATTGTTACCTCCAGAGTATTAAGACCAACGGCATAGTCGTCGCCATCAATAGTGGCCTTAGCTACGCGCTCAACGACTGCCCAAGCGCCGTCACTTGCTTCCGAGACTGTGGATTCATCTAATTTATTAATTTCTGCTGCGGTTGAGGAAATGCTCGTTCCCCCTATTGAAAGGGTGGTCGCATTACAAACACCATTAACATCAAGCAAATAGCCCGGTTCGAGTGTTCCAATTCCTACTCGGTCGAGCGCCGCATCTGTTCTAATAAGATTGGGGACGGCGGCGGTGCCTTTGA